CGCGCACATGGGGGATGACCCCCGCGTGTGCGGGGAAAGGGGGCCGCGCGGCCACGGTGGAGTCTAGTCGTCGCCGACCAGGTGCAGCCCGGAGGCACGCCGGCGTTGGGGGCGCGACCGCAGTAGGTGCACCGCACCGGCGGCCGCGTACACCGCGTCGATGTGGACCCCGCCGGCACGGCGGTCGAACACCCACGCGTCGCCGCGGTCGCGTTTCTCCGCGGCCTGCACCTGCGCGTCGAGGAGGTCCTGACCGGAGTGGGCGAGGCCCTGAGCGGCGACCAGCGCGGCGAAGCCGACGCAGACGGCGGGGACCTGCGCGGTGACCGGCTGCACCGCGATCCCGCGGGGTGGCCACCCGCGGCGCCGGCCGGCGCGCAGCTCCACGTCGACGGCGGCGGCGGGGCCGGCGGGGAACCAGCCGAGCACCGCCGGGCGCACCCGGGTGATCCAGTCGGGTAGCTCGGCGCGCAGCACGGCGAGGTCGGTCCACGCGGCGACGACTTCCACCCGGACCACGGGCCGGTCCTCGACGGTGTCGTGGCAGGCGACGACCAGACAGGCGTGCGCACCGTCCGGGGCGACGTCGAGACACGCGGCGAGCTCGGCGCCGGCCGGCACGCCGGCGGGGTGGCAGGATGCGGCCCACGCCGCGGCGTTGACCGCGGGGTCCGCGGCCGCGGTGCGTATGCACATGACCTCGGTGCGGTATTCGGTGAGCTGCGGCCCGCCCGCGGCGAGCGCGGCCGCGCCTTGCTGCACGAGGAGGTCCAGGTCGGGCCCGCCGTAGCCGGCGGACGGGTTGGCCTGCAGCAGCGCGAGCGGGTCGGTGGGGTCCGCGTCGACGGGGCACGACCAGCTGAACATTCCGGTGCGGGGGTCACCGGCACCCGTACGGATGAATTCTGCGCACTGATCGTGCAGGTTGTTCAGCACGATCGACGCCGCGGTGCCGGCGTTGCTCAACGCCCACGCCTGGAAGGTGGGCACGGCGTTGCCCGCGTACACCGACGCGGACCACGCCTGATAGTCGTGGTGTTGACGCAACTCGTCCAGGATCAGCCGGTACACCGTCAGGCTGCGGCCGCCCTCCGCGTTCGCCGGGGCGATTTTGTAGCGGGCCCGCTCGGTGGTCCAGCACTGCTGTTCGCCGTTCGCGTCGCGCCGCCACCGGCGGCCGCGCAGGTCGGTCAAGGCGTCGGCCGCTTCCACCGCCGCGCACATCCTGTCCCACGACTCGCGGGCATAGTCCAGCTTCGCGGAGGTGCCGAGCACGAGGGGGACCTGGCACGCGAACAGCCACCACGACGCGAGGGTCTGGGGCAACCAGGTTTTTCCGTTTTGTCTACCGGCTTCCACCAGCAGGATGCGGAACCGCGGCCGCCGATCGGGCAGCAGCTCCAGCCCGTGGATCGCCGCCCACCGCTGCCACGGCCGCGGCGGGGTGCCCATCACGTTCTCCGCCCAGTCGATGAGCTGGAAACCGTCGGAGGTGTCCGGCTGCAGGGCGCACCCGCAGCCGCACGGCCCGGGCGCCCCGGTGACCAGCGGCGGGGTGAACAGCCGCGGGACGGTCGCGCCGTGCCGGGGCGGTGGGGCGGCGAGCGGACGGGTCACACGGCGCGGCCGTCGCGCAGCAGCCGCAGCCGGTCACGGGCGGCTACCTCTTTGCTCACCCCGCCCGGGGCGCCGGTCGTGTCGCCCACGGCGCGGCCGTCGCGGGTCAGGCCGAGCGCGGTGAGCGTACGCAGGTACAGCGGCCCGAGGCGTTGATAGATCTCGATCTCATCGGGGAGTTCCTCGGCCCGGGCGGTGGCGAGGTCGAGTAGCTGCGCGAGGTGCTCGGCGAGACGCAGCCCGGCGGTGTCGACGGGTTGGATCTTCGCGGCGCGGGCCGCGGCGCGGACCCGGGGCAGGTGAGTGCCGACACGAGCAGCCATGATCAATGTCCGTTCCGTGGGGATCGGTGGGGATCAGTGCGATGTGTGTCGATATCGACGCCGATCGGCGCGAACCGGCGGGGAGAGAGAGCTCCCGGACACCGAGGTGTCCGCGACCCCATGGCGGAAAAACGACGACCATCGATCGGACCTCGAGGTTCCATCGACGAACGTGCGTGCGATTCACGTCGATGCCCCCCCGGCTGCGTCCCATCGATGCGGATCGTATGGCCAATGCTCGGCGCCGCACGCCGCGCACCAGGGCACTACCTCACGCCCGCACACCCGGTGATACAACTCGATGCACACCGGGCACCTGCCGGGCAGACCCCCGCACCCCCCCGCGGCGTGGTCCACCCCCCGCACCCCCCGCCGCTCCAGCCGGATCAGCCACACCACCTGCAGCACGATCGCCGCGGTGTTGCACACGATCGCCCACTGATCACCGGTCACGGGACCCGGTCCCACCGCAATACCACCATCGGCAATGGGCATACGTACCAGGCCGCGGGCGCCACGTACAGCCCCACCCACACATCGCGTGGATCCAGGTAGAACCGCAGTCGACCCCAGGTCACGCCCAAGTAGACACCGGCCGGTTGTCCGGGTCCACCGCCAATCCCGGGTCACCGATCGCGGCGTTGCACGCCACGCACGAACCGACCAGGTATCGCGGATCGTCACCATGCCTTTTACCCCGGACATGATGGACCTGCGTCATGAACCCCTCACACGAATGGGTGCGGGCCGCGGCCCGCCGGCACCAGCCGTCGCCGTGCGCCCTGCACTTCCACCCGCGGGCCCGGTCCCTCGCGAGAACCTCACGCCTGATCCGGCGCCACGCCCGCGTGCTGCCACCCTTCCATGCCTCACTCATGGTCCCCGTCCCACCTACCCGGCACCGCGGGATGATCTGCCCCGCCCCTCCGATGGTGCCAGGTTCCGCCGGCCCGCACCCAGTAGATCCGCCTGTCACACCACAGACAGCGGTACCGGGTGCCCTGCACCGCCGGCAAGCGAGGGGGCCCGTCATCTGTGTCAGGCACCGGGCCCCCTCCGGCTGCGGTGGTCATCTTGTCCGTGCAGCCGCACCCACCCGCGCGTACCGATCATGGAGAGCTGCAGCACCGGGAGGTGGCACCCCGCACCGTAACCGCACGGCCACGGCAACCGGAAGCCCTCCGGGCTACCCCACTGGTCTAGACCGGAAGACCCGGCTCCGCCGGGTCTGCGGGCCTTGCTGACCCCTCCCCCAAGGTTCGCCCACGGCCCACCGACCCCCTTCCGTATAGGGGCAGCGCTGAGGCCCCACCCCCGATCCGGGAGTAGGGTGCGCTGCACGCGTACCGTCCCCATCTGCGCAGCTGAGGTACGTACGCGGTCCCCGCCACCGCACGGGGAACCAGCCGGTAAGTTCACGGCCCCCCCTGGTCAGCACACAGGCGAAGGGGGGGCCCCCGGATTTCAACCCGGGGGTGGCCGTCATCGGTTAAGGGCCTGAGACGTGGTGAGAGCGGCCTACTGCAGGTCACGTGTGGGAGGCATCACCACCGGACACGAAAACGGCACGGTCGCCGCGGCGTGTCACGCTCGCCGGCAGGTCACCGTGCCTTATGATCTTGCCCGTACGTCGCATCGGTTCTCCGGGGTAGGGAGGCCGGTGTGCAGGGCCGGGAGTCTCACCTCCCGGCCCTCACTTTGTCCGGGACACCATCACCCGGACACCGCCCCGACACCCGCGCGACACGCCGCGGACCAGAGATCTTTTTCTATCCACATTGCGCGAGCCGCAGCTCACAGGTCATCGAACTCCGCCCCGCCGTTCAGCAGCAGATCCGGCGACGTGAACTCCGCGGCCAATGCCGCCCACGACGCATCGCACGGGTTCTGCCGGGCCCGCTGCTGGATCAGGTCGAACAGGCGTACCCGCTCCGCGGCCACCCGGTCGTCGCACTCCTGCTCAGACACGCACAACCGGCCCGAGCTGGCGAAGAAACACAGATGGGCGCACGGGCCCTCCCCGTACGCGTGACACGACCACGACCCCCGAGCGGTCACGACCCGCGCTCACACGGCGGCTGCCGGAACTGCAGGAACCCCGGCCGCTGCGGACAGTCCTCAGTGACCAGCTGCACCGTGCACCTATCCGGGATGTACGCGGCCGTCCAGCCCGCCTCACCCTCCCGGAACTGCAGGTCGGGAGGGCCGTACGCCTCCCACGTGCCGGGTCCGATCTCAACGATGCGATCATCCGGGACTTGGAACAACGCGGTGTCACCGCCCTCATGGTCGAGCGACACGAACACGCCTTGCGGGCGAGCCGGATCCCCGTCCAGGCGGAACGGGCCCACCACAGCGCCCAGCGTGTTCTCCCGCATCACTTCGTAGTCGTCGCCATCGGTCACGGGCCACCCACCCCCGCCCGGGCCCGGGCGGTGGCCAGGTCCGTCACCTCGGCCCGCCACAACAGCGGGACCGTGTCCGCGTAGTACAAGGTCAGCAGCTTGCGTTCCGCGAACCGATACACCGAGCTGCGGGACACCTGCAGCAGCGCGGCGGCGCCGTCGACGGAACACCAGTCGCCCGGGTTCGGGATCGGCAGCGTCTGCTCACTGTGCGTCGGGGGGCGGCCGCGGGCCGGCTTGCCGAGCATCCTGCCCACCGCCTCGCCGATCGTTTGTGTGTCATTCATGGGACGGATCATAGCGGGTGCGGGATTGTCCGGCCGCGCCGGGTGGACAGCGGCCGTGCGCATCCTGGATCGGCGCGGCGTGAACAGCCGACTACGGTGAGGTGAATGACGACCATCGATGACACGGCGGTCCCCCCGTACCCCCCGATCGAGATCCGACGGCACACCCACCCACCCGGGACGGTGAGCCGGAGATCCTGATATGTCCGCTCGGCGCCCTGATAAGCGATCGGATACGGGCGGGCCGCATCGACGGGTGGGACATCGACCGGATCCACTGCGCTACCCCCGCAGCCGCAGCAGCCCGCAGAGCCCACGGGCAGAGGCTCGGCCGCCCGCCCGGGCGCCGATACGACGCATCGACGCCGGGCGGCCCGGGGGCCGGGCGGAACGTGCCGCCGACGCGCTGACCCTCGCATGTCTGCTCGGCGCCATGGTCGGCATGTGCGTGCTCGGACTGATCCTCTGCGGGTGGTGGCCACTGCCCTGAACGCGAGGCACCCCGGCCGCGGGGGGCGACCGGGGTGGTCTCGACTTACAGGGTGATCGACCGCTACGCACCCGAGCGCCGGGCGTAACGTCCGCGTCGGATTCCCGGCGCCGGCTGCGCGGAGGGCCCGCTCACCGTAGCGCGGGGCAGCTGATCGACTCTACGGCTGCTGCTGCCCTTGCTGCCCGGTGCTCGCCGGGTCGGCGCCCGGGCCGCAGTAGCGGGCATACGCCGAGTCTTTGCCGATCTCATAGAGGGCGCTGGACATGGTCTGCGTCGGGTTCGGGTCGCTGTCCGGCACCCCGGTGCCCTCCCGAGTCCACCGCGGGATGACATCACCCATGTACGCGGCCAGCCGGCCATTGATCCAGTCTTTGTCTGCGTCGGAGAGTGCCATCAGGTCCCCCAGGTGCCAGTCGGAGCGGTCCGCTTCGTCGTCGGAGTCGTACGAGCCGGAGAAGTGGGCGTGCTGATCGTGGGCGTTGCTCCCGTCGTAGTACTCCTCCTGCCAGTCCTCGTCGGCTTCCCAAATGCGTCTCTCGTAGATCACGTAACGCAGCCGGCGTTCGGCGCCGGAACGGCACCGGGAGAGGATCAGCTGGACGCAATCCTCCATGGTCACGCCCTGGCCGCAGCGCAGCGTGTCGTCGACGTCGATCGCGTGGACTTCATCCTTCGTGTCCGCGTCGTGGATCGGCACGGCGCCCGTTTCGTCCGGATTGTGGTCCGAGGTGCGGTCGGCATGCGCCGCGTCGCCCACCCAGCCATCGGACGATTTGTCGCGCCCGGGCCACAATGCGTCGAACTCGTCGCGCAACTTGTCCAGGGAGGCGATCAGGACGGCCACGGCTTGTCCTGCCCCTCTTCCCGCTGGCGCTGCAGCTCCCGATACGCGGCGAGGCTCACCGCGAGCACCGCAGCCGACACGATGACGGTCCCCCACCGCCGTTCGGCGTAGCGAATGGCCTGCAGCTCATCACACGCCACCACATCGTGCGGGTTGCCGTGCTCATCGATCAGACGCCACACCGGATTATGGTTCTCCGCCTCGGCGAGGTTCGGTGCCATTTTCCCTGGTCATCTCCATGATCATCATAGGATGGGACGGTCCGGGGCGGGGAGGGAAACCCCAGGGCCACCCCGGCTCACGGCAGCGGGTCCACGGTCACCGCCCGGTTGTACACCGTCATCGCCGCGGACGTGCCCAGCACCCCGTGCACCGTCTGCGCGTTGTACTGCGCACCGGGGGTCAGCCCCGACACCATCATCGCCGCGGACCCGCACACCCCGCCGTTGATCGGGCCGATGAACACGACCCGGGCGCCCGGATCGGCGGCGAACCCGTCATGCACCAGCGTGCCCGCACCGATCACCGCGCCGGTGCGGACCTGCACCGCCAACAGGCCGTTGATCTGCCCCGTCCCGGCGGTCGCGGCGAGCGTGCCGGTCACCGCCGCCCGCACCCGCCCGGACGGGGGCGCGGTGAACACCACCCCGACCACCGGTGAACCCGTGATCGGGCCCGCCACGTTGATCCCGGTCAGGTTCGTCCCGTCGGCCACCTGGACCGCCGCCGGTAGTGTCCCGTCGGAGGCGTAGATAATGTCCCCACCCGCGGGCAATGGGGCCCCCTAGCGCGCGTAGTACGTCGGTTCGGCCAGACTCACCGCGGCGCCCACCCCGTGCGCCTTGGTGACCCCGTTCACACTACGCACGACCGTGGCCACCTGACGATTGGTCGCGCCGGACGGGGCCGTCATGCCGGTCACCCGCAGCCACTCCCCCTCGCACGCGATCACGTACGGGAAACTGGCCGGCTTCGTGGTCCACGACTCCAGCGGCGCCGTGTCCAGCTGCCACGTCGTGGCGGCGGCGGTGACCGCCGCGGCGAGGGTGCAGCCGCGCACGTCGTAACGGTAGGCGGCCCCGTCGTAACGGCCGATGCGTCCCATGGGAAACGGCTGCGTCGCGAAGGTGACCTTCCGGCGGTGGGTGCCGGTCACCGCGGTCACCCCGATCACGCGCAGCAGCACCGGCGTGGGACGGAACCCGACGATCTGCAGGAGCGCACCCACCTCCGTCTGCGCGGCCCGGGTAGCCAGCTCCGGGTTGCGTTCACAGTCGATGGTGACCTGCGGGTAACGGGCCCCCGGCACCATGCGCCGGTTCAGCCAGTAGCGGGCCAGCGTGGGCAGGTCCGTGGCCGGCTGGGACACGTTCACCTCGACGTCGGCCTGCTCTTCGCCGACCTCGGCGGTGCCGTACGGGCCGGTGGTCTGCTGCGCGAACGCCTCCGAGCCGCCCCGCTGCTTGACCCGGACCACGTTCGAGAACTCGATGTCGTCGGTGATCTTGTCGAACGGCGGGGAGATATCCCGCGGGTACTGCAGCACCCACGGGCTCAGGTACTCGTTTTCGTACAGGTAGGTGCGGGTGCGGTAGAACGGTGCCACCTGTCCGCGCAGCTCGGTGGAGACCGCGTCGTCGGTGACCGCGCACTCTTTCAGCAGCTCCGGGAGGCTGTCGGCCAGCTGCGGGCCCATCAGCTGCGTCAACGCCGGGTCACACTGAAACCCGACGTCGGTGAAGCCGGCCTGGTTCAGCAGCCGCGTGAAGCGCACCCCCGCCGGCTCCCCGCCGTAGGCGTCGAACGCCAGCCGCAGCGTGTCATCGACCAGGTCGGGGGTGGACCCGGCGACGAACCGGTAATGACCGGCCCCGCCCCCGGGCAGGACGTGACCCTCCCACCGCACCGGGTAGCCGATGTTCCACCCCGCCGGCCACGGGTAGTCCGCCGGTGTCGCCCAGCCGGCCGCGCCCTGCGTCGCCCACCGGAACCGGCCCATCGTGGTCGCGCCGACGGTGAACCGGGCCACGAACAGCACCGAGGTGGTCATCGGGTTGTCGGTCCCGAACGGTTGACCCCACAGGTACTCGGTGACCCCCTCCGGTTCGGTGATGCCGACCTGATACCCGCCGGAGGCGTTATTGGCGTAGAGCGTCACCATGTAGCCGGTCGAGGTGTAGATCCGCCACCAGCGCGACGAGCTGCTGTAGTCGGCGCCGACCCCGTTGATCGCCACCGACACCTGCCACACCGTCGGCGGAGGCTGCGGGATGACCAGCGGCGCACCCCATTTCAGGCCGTCCGGGATGACCTTGGCCGCTTCGGGCAACAGGTCGGAGCCGAGCGGGCCGGCGTGCGCGGCCAGCTTCAAGCCGGTCGTCACCGGCGACGCCGGCTTGTTGCCGGGCACCAGGTCAGCGATCACCGACGCACCCGGCTCGTCCTCACACGGGTAGTACGCCCACGACGCGGTGCCCAGGTTCGCCCGACGCATCGGCGCTTCGAGGCGCAACGGCCACGAACCGATCCGGCGGGTCACCCCCGACACGACCAGGTCCACCCACCGCCACCCCCGCTGCCCCGTGCCGGCGGCGGCGGGACGGTAGTCGATGCTCTGGCCGGGACTCCACGCGGACACCTCACCGGCCGCGTCGGCGGTCCCGTCGACCACCAGCACCGCCGGTGTGCGGGGGCCGATCAGACCGAACAGGTCGGAGGCTTCGTTGTCGGGGTCGAAACGCCACGCGTCGTCGTGGATCCGGCAGGTGATCGACGCCGGGCGGGGGTTGCCGTCCGGGGCGTAGCCGCGGGTCGCCGACACCGTGTCCGACATGATCGTCGCCTGGTCGATGACATGCCACGCCCCCGCCCACCACAGCGAGAGGGTGATCACGTGCTTCATGACACTGTGCTTTGAATGCCGAGCGCGGAGGCGTTGCCACCTTGGCCGCGGACCGACGCGGCGATCAGCTCCACGAGGAGGTCACCGAGCCGGGAGCCGTCGGAGCCCAGGGTGAAACCCTCACCGCCGGACGACGCCACCGACGACACCCGTTCGCCGGCCATCGCGAGCACCGGCACGGCGGTGCCCACCACCCCGCCGATCACCCCGCCGGCGTGGACGTGCTGCATCGTTGGGAACCCCCACGATTTGCCACCGAGCTTCGGCACCCAGTCGGGGACTTTGAAACTGACCTTCCCGAGACTGTTGTTCCACAAATCGGCCACGGCATTGAAGGCGAGACGGAACGGGGCGGTGATGATGGTCATCACTGCGTCGAACGGTTTACGCAGCTTTTCCGGCAGCCCTTTCAGCCATTCCCACCCGACGGCGATTTTGTCTTTCACCCACGCCCAGGTGGTTGTCCAACCGTCTTTCAGCAGCCGCCACCCGGCTGCGAACGCGTCGGCGATCCACCGGCCGACGTTCGCGTAGGCGGCGAGGATCTTGCCGGGAAGCGCTTTCAGCCACTCCCACACCGCCACCGCCGCCGCCCTGATCACCGACCACGCCTGTTTCCACGCGTCGGCGAACCACTTGCTGTGTTTCACGATCAGGACAATCACCGCGATCAGGGCGATAATACCCAAAACGATCCAGGTGATCGGATTGGCTAAAAGGGCCGTATTCAGGACCCATTGGACACCCGCCCAGATCTTCGCACCGGCCGCCGCGACGCGGTCCGCGGCCGCCTTGGCCAGGGTGCCGAGCCGGGTTTTCTCCAGCATCGGGATCAGGAAGTTCGCCATCCCGCCGGCCAGGTCGGCGATACCCTGCGCGGCGGTGGTGACCCCACCGAACAGGTCCCCTTTCATGATCATGCCGACGCCGGCGCCCGCCCCGGCGAGACCTTCCAGGGTGTCTTTGAAACCCATGCTCTTGCGCTCGGCGGAGTCGGCCGCCTCGCCGGCCTTGCCGAGGCTGCCCGCGGAGTGGCCCACGTCGTCGGCCATCTTCTTCGATGCCTTGCCGACGTCACCGAACGCGTCGACCGCGTCGGACGTGTCGGCCTTGAACGCGAGCTTGACGTCCATGCCGGCCCCCCTACGCGAGACCGGCGGAGCGGGCCGCGTCGGCCTGCAGCGCCTCCATCGCGGCGGTGATCGCCTCCTCGCGAGCGGCGACACCCGGCTGCAGGTAGCGGCCACCCGGACGGTACTGCCGGATCGTGGCGAGCTTGCGGCCGACCGCCCCGCCGTAGTCGAGCCAGCCGAATTGCGGGGCGGCCGCGGTGATCGTCGCGGAGGTAGCACTGACGCGGGTGGACAGCGACGCGACGGTGCGCCCGGTGCGGCGGGGCACCTTCGGCTTCACCCAGGTGATCACCAGCTGCATCGCCTGATCACACGCGAGAGCGCCGACGCGGGGGTAGTCGCCGGCGAGGGTGGCCAGGGCGGCGGCCGCCTCGTCGGCGCCGGACACCTGCAGCTGCAGTCGGGCGCTCACCGGGCACCCGCCCGGGACTCGGCCAGCTCCTGCTCTTGACGCAGGACGGTGTGGTAGCGCGACCACTGGAGGAACTCGTGGGCGCTCATCCGCTCCCGCAGCTCGGCCACCGTCATCCGCAACCTGTCCGCCAAGTAGAACTCGAAGCGCAGCTCACCGCCGTCGTCCCCCCCGCCGGGCAGGAACGCTTTTCGTGGCATCTTTCGCTTGACCCTCCGCCATCCCGGACAGCTCCGCGATCCGCACCGTCAGCTCCTGCAGCTCACCGGCCGGCGCGACTCTGATCCACTCGCGGGCGTCATCGATGGACAGCGCCGGCTCCACCATGCCGAAGTGAATGATCCACGGCTCCTGGTCGGACGGCTCCTCGCCGGACTCCCGCACGGCCAGGGCCTCTTTGCGGTTGAGTCCGCGGACGGTGACGGTGCCCACCCCCGCAATGTCGACTTTGTCCTCGGGCAGGCGGCCGCCGGCGAGCAGCTGCTCGCGGGTGACACTCACGCCTGCACCGTCTTGGTGACCGGGCCGGACACCGCACAGTCGACCGCCCAGGTAACGATGTCGTCACACGGGGAGGTCTCTGTGTACTTGCCGAGCACCGCGGAGAACGCTTGGGTGGGCAGGCCGGTGCCGGTGCCCTGGATCATCCGGGTGATGTCCACGGTCTCCCCCTCGTGGCCGTCCAGGATGTCGCCCGGGCCGGTGTCGACGGTCAGGTCATACCACCCGGACATGCTGAACGAATTGTCACGCTGCCCGCCGACTTTGAGTTTGTCGTCCACCCCGTACCCGGTGACGTCGTGAATGTCCGGGTTTTTCTCCAGCGTCGATGTCTTGATCCATGACGAACAGTCGTCGGTGCCGACCTTGATCACGGTCATTTTGCCGTGCGCCGGGATGCCCACCACCATGATCGTTTGCCCTCCCTATCCCGTGACGTCGATGTGGAACAGGGCCCCGAGGAAGTCGTGACCCTGCAGCGTGAACGCCTCCACCGAGGCGGTGGCCACCCGCACCGTGGCGCACGCGGCGTAGGCGTAGGTCTCCATCGCCTGCTTGATCGATCGGGGGCCGGTGTCGTCCAGGTAGGCGGCCGCCTTGCGGAACGAATCACCCGACGCGGTGGGCCCCACCAGCACCGCGAGGGGTACGTCGGGGTAGCGGGTGAAATGCCCGCCGGAGTCGTACACCACCTGTTCGGGCAGCTCCACCAGGACCATGGGCGGGTGCGGGGGGCGGTCGCCCCACTGCTGCGGGGCGGTCGCGCCCGTGGCCGCGGCCGCCGTCATCAGCTCCGTCAGCACATCGATCATGATCATGACGGCCACCGCGGCCGCAGCAGCCCGAACAGCGAGGTTTGCACGTCGGGGTCCAGCCGCGACAGCAGCCGCAGCTCCGTGCCGTCCGATGGGGAGCCGGCCGTGCCGTAGGGCGATTCGCGGCGCACCCACCAGCGGGCCGTCTGCAGCTGCGTCGCGGTGACCGCGCCCGGCGGGAACGTCAGCCAGCCGAACTCGCCGGTGCCGGTCAGGTCCAGGGTGGGCGCCTCCCGCAGCAGCAGCGCAGTGTACGGCTTACCACCGGCGACCGCGTTCTCCGGCCACCAGCGGAAGTCGACGCCGGCGACCAGCCCGGCGCCGGGCGCCGGCTCCCACGGATCCCCCCACGCCCACGCCATCGACGCCGGGTTTTGCACGTCGTCTATGGGCAGCAGCCACCCGCGGCCGTCGATCAGCTGCGCGGCCAACGCCGAGGAGTACACCCGGACACCCGACTCCGAACCGAACTGCCGGTTCGCGGCGACGTCGACGGCCCGCGACGCAGCCGTGATCAGCTGCTGCAGGTACGGGTCATCGACGCTGACCCCGTCCGGGACACGCAAGTAGGTGCGCATCCCGGCGAGGGTCACATAGTCGGGGGCCCACGGCACCGATCAGTCCCGCGGGTTGTCGACAGGCTGCGGGCCGGTGTTCGCGGTGGGGTCCGCGTCGTCGCCAGTCGGGACGGCCGTGCTGTTCGCGTCGCGGGTCTTGCCCTGCGCGTCGCGGCGGCGCTGCTCCTGATCCTGCGCGGCTTTGCCCTCGTCGGTGGCCGGGTCGATCCCGTGGTCCTTCGCCATGATCGTCTCTCCTGTCCAGGGTGAGCGGGTCACCCCGTAGGTGATGAGGTCCTGCCGTTCGCCCTCCGAGAGCTTGTACGGGGGCGGGGCCGGCTTGCGCGGGCCCACCGACTGGCCGGCCCGCAACGCCTCATTCTCACGCTGCAGCGCCGACACCTGCAGCTTCAGGGCGTCGCGTTCGGCGGCGGTCTCTGCGGCCGACTGTGCGGCCGCCTGTTTGGCGCTCATCACGGCAGCGCCGTCGGATCGAACAGGATCTCCCGCACGCCACTGACGTCGGAAATCGCCGTGGCCTGATAACCCCACACACCCAGATACACGTTCGCCACCTCGACCTGATCCAGGGTCAGCCGCTGCGGCGCACTGGCCCACCCGTGCACTACCGCCGTGTCGAACAGGTACGACGACGCTTCCACGTCGCCCGTCGCCGCGAGGGCCCACGCGGGCAGCCAGTCCACCCCGCCCAGGTTGACGGTGCCGAAGCGTGCCTGACTGGCGCCGTTACGGTTCTGCGGCTGCAGGATCGGCAGCAGCGGCGCCCCCGCCGAATCGGTCGCACCGACCAGCGCCTCATAGAGATCGACCTGCGTGAAGCCCGCGTTCATGGTGAACCCGCCCCGCACATACTGGAGCCGGGCCATCGCCTGGGACAGCTCCTGCACGAGGCCGGCGCCGCCCGTGCCACCGCCGGCGGTGAGCGGGATCGACGGCGGGGTGGCCGCGTTCAGCACCGCCACCGCGGCCGCTTCCAGACCCTCGTACCAGCCGCGCACCATCTGCTGCCAGATGAGCGTCGAGATCTGCGGGTTGCCTCCCTGATCCCAGACTTCCCTCGTGATTTGCGCCTTGCCACTGTTCGCGCTGGGGGTGACGGTCTGCGAGGTGGCGATGAACGTGCCGGGGGTCGGCTCCTGCCCTTCGGTGTGCGGGCCGACGAGCCCCGTCGCCGCGGAGAACTTCGGGAACACGAACGGGGTGATATCGGTGAGGGTGCCCTTATTGATGGCATCCCACACCGGGTAGGAATACTCGCGCTGGTCGACGTACATGTCGGGCCGTTGCCGGACCGGGTTCAGGGCGCCCACATCACCGGTGTCGACAAACGCGCGCTGCACGAAGCGCAGCGCCCGGTCACCGGCGGCGGTGTCCCCGAGCGTCCAGTAGGCACGCAGGTCGGCGCTGAAGTCGTGGGTGCCCGGGCGGAGCTGCTGTTCGCCGTGGCGGCCGAACACCAGCCGGTACGGTTCGGGCTCCTGCACGTGCAGCGGCGAGTGCCCCGGGTCCACGTAGGCGCGGCCCGCCGGCGGTGCGGCGCCCGGCGGGGCGGCCGCGACCAGCTGCCCCAGCGCGGCGGTGAGCTGCGCTTCGGTGGTCCCGGCGGGGAGCTGCGCGAACACCGGCGCCGTCGCCGGCGTCGCCGCGGCCTGCCCCGCCTGACGCGGCGCCGCGCCATCCTGCGGCGGCGCCGCGTCGGTGTGACCGTATGGCGGCGCCGGGACGTACTGTCCCGGCGCCGCGACGGTATAGGTGTGCGTCGGCGCCACACCATTCTGTTGTGGCGCCGCGACACTGTGATTGTGTGGCGGCGCCGCGATGGTTTGTGGCGGCGCCGCGTCGGCGCCGTAGGCGACGCCGGGCAGCGCCGCGGCGACCGTGCACGCCACCCCCGGGGGGTGACGGCGGCCGCACAGTGGGCAGAACATGTGACCCCCTAGGGAAGCGCGCACGGCCGTGTGCCGGGCGTCATCGAACGATGGCAGCGCCGTGGAACTGACCTCGTGCAGCGTGGCGCGCAGCACCGTGACCAGCTGCTGCTCGTCGTCCACCACCACGTCACCGTCGGCGGGATTCTCGGAGAACGACACCCCCACGCTGAACCCGTCGACGGTGCCGTGCTGCGCGGCCGACAGGAGATCATCACCATCGGTGCCGGGCTGCACGTCCATCACCGCGGCCAGACCTTCGGACTCCGGTGTCAGCCGGACCGCCTTGCCGACGGGCGCGATGTGCTCCCGCAGATGCTTCACCCGGGGCACATCCGACCATTCCAGCGAACCCGCGGCGAAGGTGTAGCGCCAGCCGAACTGCGGCGCGGACACCGCGCCCCACGGCACCGCGAGCCCGGTGATGGTGCGGGCCGGCGCGTCGACGGTGAAGCGGTGCCGGCTGTGTTCGCCCAGAGTGAAATGCCGGGACTGTGCGGGCAGCGCGAACGTGCGCACCGGGCGGCGCGCGGCCGCGGCGGTGCCGGCCGGGGCGGCGCCGGAGCTGGAGCCGGCACCAGCCGGCGGTGCGCCGGGTAGGCCCGCCCAGGTGCGGATCTCTGCCGCGTCGGTGACACCCATGCGCTGCAGCCCCTCCCAGTAGGTGACCTGGTCCAGCGGTGCCGGCTTCAGGTAGTCCGTCAAATCGAACGTGATCGACTGCCCGTACGGGGTGACGTCACCCATGGAGAGCCGCTGCTCGATCGCCCGCATGTACGGGGCGTATGTCCGGTTGACTTTCTGCTGCGCTCTATCGACCGAATTGAAGTAGATCCGGCTGGTGACGGACACGCCCAGGTCCTCCGGGTCGATGCCCGTGCCCTGCGCGATTTCGAGGGTGCACTGTTTCTGCAGCTCCACCAGTTGCAGCTCTTGCGGCGACGGGGCGGAGATCGGCACGTGCTTGACGTTGCCCGGGATGTAGCCCGTGCCACTGCGCTTTCGTCCGGTGCGCCACTTCGCGAGGAAGACGGGGATCTCGTCCTCGGTCATCGGGATGACCTGCGGGTCATCCGACTCCGTGAAGTAATCCAGCGGCCGCGGGTTGTCCGCGTACGCCGCGGCCAGCTTGTCCAGCAGCAACGCCCGCCGGATCGTGCGGGCGTTCGCCACCAGCAACGCAGGGTTCGGCGAGTCGAACCTGATCATCAGG